TGCCGACGGGCACCTGCTGTCCGCCCTGCCAGCTTGGCCGAGTGGTGATGCACTCGACAAAGCCGGCCGGCGGGGTGCGGACAGGCGCTGGCGGCGCTTGCCCGTCGCCAGCAGTGTCCGCGGGGAGGGCTTCGCGGCTCATCAGGTGATCGAGCTCGATGCCGAGAAGGCGCCAGCGATGCGCACGCCGACGTCTGCCGTCAGGAAGGCCCGGATGCCGGTGATGCCCGCGGCAAAGTTCGCAAATGGATTTGCGGAAATTTCAAGGGCCCCCCATTCAGCATAAATGACCTGGCTGAAGTCTCCAAATATTGCCGTAGCGGCCGGCATCTGGTTGGTTGACGCAGCCCGGAATCCGAGCACGTTGCCTTCCAGAATGTTGCCGACCCACAGCGGCGTATCGGTCGACGCGAAGCGCTGCCGCTGCGCGAGCAGGCTGGCAACGGTCGGCGTGGTCAGGTACGCGCACGACGGCGACAGCGCATTCGCGCCAGCGACGTCAACCTGCGCGTCGAGCAGCGCGGCCAGGCCCAAGGTCGTGCCGGTGAAAGCGCCGATCGAGCCCGTGCCGAGAATGCCGACCGGAGCACCGGAGCCGCCGACGTTGATGCCTGCCGCGTCAAGCGCAACGCCTAGCACCTTGGCCAGGTCCTGCATGACGAACATATCGGCATCCGGCGTGCTCTGCTGCAGCAGCAGGCGGGAAATCTCGGTGTAGGCGCCCAGCACCTTCGGCCGCAGTTGCAGCAGGCCGATGGTTTGCTGGCTCTCGGTGATGCTCGTCGCCTCGGTCGAAAGCCAGTAGCCGGTCGCGGCGCCGGTCTGCTTGGTGATGTCGGCGTTGCCGACCAGCCCGCCCAGCGTGCGGGCGCCCAGGGCTTTCAGCAGCGTGGCGTTGCGCAGCAGTTCGATGAAATCCTGCGGGCGCAGCGTGGTGGCGACCATGTTACCGCCGGCGGTGGTGGTGCCGACGGTCATGTCGCGCTTTTGCACTTCCATCGGCAAGAACAGGCTGTTTTCCGCCTGGCGCTGGATGCCGGCGGCCTTGGCCTTTTCGGCAAAGGCGTTGCTGGCTTCGCGCTCCAGGCCGGCCTTGCTCCAGTCGCCGCTCAACATCGCCGAGACGGCGCGCACGATGGAAAAGCGGCGGGCTTCGGTGCTGCTCATGCCGATTTCCGGCGTCCAGGCCGTGCCGCGCTTGGCGACGTGATCCATGATCTGCTTGGCGAAATCTTCGGCACCGGTGCCGCTGCGGATGGCCTGTGCGGCCATGTCGGCAACGCCGAAGCTGTCGAATTGCCTGGCCATCGCTTCAATTGAGGCGATGCGGGCCAGGCCCTTGTCGTGGATCGCGCGTTCCATCGCGGCGATTTGTTCGGGGGTGGGGTTGTCCATGCGTTTGTGCTCCAGAGGGGTCAGGGTTGCCGGCGCTGCCGGCGCTGCGGGAGGTGTTGCGGGTTCGTCGTCGGCCATTCGGCCAATGCCGACGCTGGCATCGGCCGGGATGGTGACGAGCGAGTTTTCCAGCGGCTCCCAATCGATGACGCGATAGACCGTTGGCGTGTCCGCAGCCCGTTCCAGGGGACCGGCGACGCCATCGAGCGCACGCCGGAAGGCGGCCAGATCGCCGGGGGTGTCGCGCTGACAACGCGACAAAACCCGGCCAAAGTGCTGGCCGTCGAGTTTTCTTTCGATCGATTTGCCGTCCTTGGTCGTGCTCTGCTCGATGACGGCGTGAATTTCGTAGCCGACCGACGCCTTGGCCAGGTGACCGCCGGCGATCAGCGCGATCGTGCGGCCTTCGTCGGCAGCCCAGGCGACAACGACATTACCGCGCACGGCATGGCCGTCGGCAATGACGGAGCCGGGGACGTGATGCCCCAACAGGGCATCGAGGCGGTGGTTGTAGAGCAGCGCGGCGCCGTCGTTGAGGCGCTCCAGGCGGACAGATTCGGGGTTGCAGTCGAGGACCTCGATACCCCACCAGCGTTCGTAGGGGGTGTCGGATGCGAAGGCCATCGCCAGGGTCAGGTCGGCGCGGTCTTCCGGCGCGGCCAGATCAGGCGAGCGCTCAAAGCTGCATTGCCGGGTAAAGCGACTCATGAAAAATCCTCCATGAGTCGCTTTTTACGCGGCGGTTGTCACCTCGGTAAGGCGGGGGGGGTGACAGTTCTGATAGGTGTGACATGAAAAATCCGACGGGCTAATGCGCGTCGGCTTGGTGCAAGAATCCTCGTGCAGAGGGGATTAGACTAATCCGTCGTCGTGCGCTAACTCATCGAGGGTGACGACATCAATCAGGCCGGCATCAACCTTTGTTTTCAAATACGCCACCCATTGATCCATTATCTCAACGTTTCCAATGGTCATTCCGTGCGAATAACTGGCACCCGTCGAGCCTTGGGCAATTACGCTGTCGATGTACGAAACCATGTTTGCGTATGTTTCTGCGTCCGTGCTTAGAGCGTCGGCTTGGTGTATCCACCCACCGTGCTGCAAAGTTGATCCGGTATTATTGCTTCCTGACGGCAGACCGATTGATAGCGTCCGGACGTTTGTCAGCAGCGACGTGGCTCTGACGTGCTTAAACCCGGCCTTAATGCAGGCCGAACGAACGGATGCGTCCCACGCGCCTTGCGGCAAAGCAAAGTATAAGTCAGGGTTGTACACACCTAGGTCACGACAACCTTCGATGCCCCTAACCAAGTCGGCAAGGATTGCAGTATCGTTATTTGTCGCTATCGAATGCGACGGATCGGACGGGTCTGCAAAGCCCACTGGCCCAAGTGACGTTAAACCTCGACTCGAATAAGCTGGGTGACTGTAAGAATGAGATCCGATTGACCATCCAAGGTCTTGTATTTCTAGTAACTCTCGTTGAGTCAAATATCCAGTGGTTCCTATTTTTGATGGGATGCAATACATGGACCCCTGAAACCCATAGTACTGAACTATTGACTTAAACGATCCCCCGGACGCGGGACGGGTTGTAGAGTTAACTGGATGATAGTTTGTGCTTAAGCAATCGTCAGACGCCAGCATAAACCGCGGCCTTGCTTTAACCCCGAGATACACGGGACCAACATCTACTGATGCGCCAGCAGGCCACACGTCACCACCGGCATCGCGCTGGAGCAGGCGACAAAAATGGATGGCGTGCGTTCCCCATGTGAAATTTTGATAATCCATTTGTGAATGCGGTAGCGTGATAAACACCCACCCATCGCTAGGGTCTACAGTGAAATTCCAACGGAATTGATACGCGGTATTGACAGCATAAATTAGTAGTTGCATCGAAAGCGAATTGCCGCTTGCGTTGCGCACCCACAACCCCGCCGCGACAGCTTCTTTTGCAGCCGGAGTAAAGTCGCCGCTTTCGCACGCCCACTGAGCGTATGACTGCCCACCAGATTGAGTGATCCGAAGGGTATTTGATGACGAATCAGGAGCTGGAGGAAGATCACCGGAAACCAAGATTGCGGCTCCGGACGTGGAATGCAGGGATGCACCTATAAATATTCGGCGCCCATACGACCCCTTAAACTCCCGCCCCTTGCGCGGGGAATAAAGTCGCTTTATTCGATCCCCTGTTGAAAAATATTCAATCCCCCCGGTGAGATTATTGATATCCGCCATCACCGGCACACCACCCTGCCCGATTGTCGGATTGATCGTGTACGCCGCAGATCCACGAGCAACCAAGTCTGCCTCGACATCCGCTGCAAAGGTTTGCGTCGTCGCTGCTGCCAGCTCTACCCCGCCGACGCGTACGGGTTTGGTCAGGATAATCGTCATGCGGGTTGTTGCTCCTGTTTGGGGTTCAGTGGGGCGGCCGGTGGCGCGGTCAGGTCGATGCCGTATTGCCTGGCCAGCGCTTCCTCGGTCTGCAGATCGTCGAAAATCTCTTCGATGTCGCGGCCCTGCTCGCGGGCGATGCGCGAGCGCGAGGTGATGCGCAGGGCAATGCCTTCGCGCGCGGTTTCAACGTCCTTGAGCGGATCGACCCAGGCCCAGCCGCGGAACTGCCAGGCGTGCGCAGCGAATTTGTCGGCCTTGATGATCGGCAAAGCGGCGCCGTTGTCGAGCAGGATGGCGCCGTTGAGCAGCGAGAATCGCAGCCAGTCGGCGAAGATCGGTTCGAGCCATGCGGCGGCGAACCAGTTCTGGCGCTTCTTCCACTCATCCCGCGCACTCAGCAGGGCAGCGCGGATGCTGGAGAAATTCACGGCCTCGTAATCGTTGCAGAGTTCGGGGTAGCTGGCGCCCGGCAGGCCGCTGGCCATGCGCTGATTGGCGATTTTCAGGAAAGGTCCGAAGACCTCGTTGGGATATTTGCTGTCGACGGTGCGGATGTCGTAACCGGTCGGGATGGTGTCCCAGGTGCCGGCGGCACTGGTGACGATGCGGGCGCCTTCGTTGCCGTCCTCGTCGGTGGTATCGTTGCCGATCGGCGGTGCGCTGCCGTCCGGCGACACGAAAAACCCGAGATGGTCGGCGCCGTGCTTGGCAGCCACCAGCGCCGACAGGGCGAACTCGCCGGAGTAGTACATGGAGAGGA